GGAATGCTGTAATAGACAGACTCCAGAACTGCTCGGCGAAGATGATCTCGGTCGATCGTCTTCGGAAGATCTGCATCCTTGAGCTTGTACGCCCGCTTCATCAGCCGGATCTGATTCTCCGCTTCTTCAGCAATCGAATCAATATCCATGCGCTGCGCGAGTCGAGCCATCTCTCCACGAGCATTGGAAAGCTCGGTCGGGTTGTTAGCCGCCGCGGCATTGGAAGCCCGCCGAGCAACTTCAGCGTATTGCTGTCCAATCGTTGCCCCCATTTCCGTACCCATGCCGTAAACGACATCTGCCGCCCGCTCCTGAATTACAGACGATTTCATCTGCTCAAAGTTCAGGCGAATGTCCTCGTACAGCTCCGCGCTGACATTCATCTTCCGGACTTGGCCCTCGACTTCGCTCCAACTAGGAAAGCCCTTCCCTTCGAGGATGTCCTGTCCGGACATGTTCCGAATTCGACCGGGATCGAAGAAGCTTCCGATGTAATCCCGAACTTCTTGCCGCTTCTCAATCGTCATCCGATTTCGAGCAGTCTCAATCTGATTCGCACGAGCCGCTTCAGCAGCCTTGTATCGCTCGGTCTTCGTAAGCTGACCGCCGGGAGTCTTGATTCGCTCGGCGACGGCGGTGATTCTCGGGTCATCACCGTACTGAAGACGAAGATCCATGATCGCTTCAACAGCGATCGAATTCGCGGTTTCGCCTCCGATAGTCTGGGCGACCTCGTCAATGCGCTCTTGAATCTTCTTGTGCGCCTCAGTCACGAAAGAATCATTCGTCCTTCGATAGAAGGTCGCGAAGTCGAACGGCTTCGTCTCGTCATAAGCCTTTTCGAGAATCGGAGTATCGCCGATATCCCGCATCATCGTTCCGATGTCCGCGGCCATCCCAACAGTAAGGCCATCAGCCATCTTCTTTCGACGGAGCTGTCCAACGGAGACGACATGATCCTTCGACAGCTTCGCTACATCCGGATCAATCTCGCTCAGGAACGTGTTAACCCAGATCGGATTCTGGATACCTTGGGATGCGGCTTGACGGATTCGCTGATTAGCGAACGTATCAAAGCTATCCACGCTCTCAAGCATCGCCGGATTGCGGGCTGCTTCAGCTTCATAGTCTGCTTGAAGTTGAGACGAGAAGCTCCTCGCGGACATCACGGCGTCAGCTTGAGCGGCCCCATACGCCTCCCACGGGTTAGTCGCGGGGTCAATCTTGCCGCTGTCCACGAGCTGCCGGAACGTCTTTCGGCTAGCCATCAGCTTCGCCTGTCCGGACTTGATGTCCTCTTCCTTCTTGATGGACGCCTGACGGCCAACGAACGAAGCCAGAGTCTGGCTGAAGTTCATGAAGGCGGGGCCGATGTCCTCCAGACCCTGTCCAAGCTGCACCTGAACCGGAGTCGGAGCCGGGGTAAACGGCTGCGCGAACGTCGAGGTCGGGGTGATCTGGGGGTTATAGAAAGGTTGAGGTAGTCCGGTCATTAGAAGATCGGCTTAAATGAGGTGGTTGGCATGGAAGAGGCCGGGAACATCGACTGAGCGTAGTTGCCCATTGCCGTGTTATAAGTCTGCCCGGTCAAGCCGCTAGGCGCGGAAGACCCCTGAAGGAACGTCCCCGGCCCCTGAAGGCTCTGTAGAGCACCCGCGACGCCGATAGCCGTCGTTGCTCCATTGAGGATTGCCGGAATCGGGCTAGGCATACGAGTCGGCGGGAGCGGCATCGGGACGTTCTGATTGATCGCGCTCTGGCCGCGATTGCGAATCGCCTGAGCTTCAGACAGCATCTGCTTGTAGCGAGAATCAAGCTCGTCAATTCGGGCAACTGAGTAGTTGCTGAAGTCAACCTCGAACTCTCGGATTGCTTGATCAACGCTCCTGCCTTCAACGCCCGCGGAAGCGAACCCCGTCTCCATGATTGCGGCAGACTTCAATGCGTCGTTAGCGACATTGTTGATCTGCATCATCATCGCCTTCCGCTGCTCACCGAAGTTAGTGTACAGCTGATCAGTCTGAAGGCCGACATCCCGGCGAACTTCCTGAGCTAGAAGCCCGAATCGCTCGTTGTTCGCCTTGCCTAGCTTGTTGTTGTAGTCAGCCTGATCGCGGGCAGCTTGATTCTGACTCGCAATAGATGCAGCTGAGGACGCAGCACCGATGGTGACTGCCGTGATTGTGAGGGGATCACACATTGTTTATGATCTTTGCGAATTCGATTACAGGTTCACCGTGGGATTCTGTGTGCCTTAGAAACGTGAATCCGAGCCATCGGATCCACTTGATGTGTTCTTCATTGTCCTTGTGGACACTATTGCAAAGCAAGTCGAGCCCCGAGCTCATGTGCTTTAGCCAGTACTTAGACTCTCTGAGGAACTTCCAACGATGCTCTATGAGTTCATCGGTTCCTAGGAGCCAAATACTTCCGACTTTCAAGTCATCGACTTGAAACGTCGCTACGCCAAACATCGCCGCAGGACGACCATCCGGAAGCGCAATCGTCCTACAGTCCTTGCTATAGACGTACCCGCGAATCAGAGATTCAAGCGGATCCAGACCCGCTGCCGCTACGTCCTTAAGGTCAGCCTTTCGGAGACGCTTAGCCAAGTAGTGGCAATCGGGGATTATCGGGAGTCTAGTGTGTAGCTCAGACACGCCTTGCACGTTCGTTGAACGAAGCTTCGTACTCCATTGAAATCAAATTGCTTGGAAGCGGGCTGTCGTTCAAGATCCTGAGTCTAAGGTTTGTGTTCTTACAGTATATCGGGATCTTGTAGATGCCCGTTTCCAGAGGAACTTGAGTAGTCAGGATGTTGTTCCCTGATCCTAGGATTCGAGCCGTGAACTCGTAATCGTAAGTATTTCCGTACTCAACGATGACTTGAGCCTTGAAGTAAGCCGTGTTGCCGAAGGACAGGGTCGCATATCGAACCTGATATCTTCCTCCCGCGGCGGTCAGCGATCCTTCTGCCGAAGCGCGGAACCGAGGTTCCGACAGCTCGTAGATCATCGTGTAGTTCTCTCCCAACCAAACATCGGTCGCTGCGTAGTTTCCCGGCACAGTAACTGACGTACTTGATGCTTGGGTTGTCTGGAGTTTGAGGCCGCTCTTGGTGACAACTTGAAACGTCGCGCCTGTTCCGATCTGGTATGGAAGGACATAGGTAGTCAGTCCAGTAGCTGAGGAGTACGTTGCAGTTCCGCTCAAAGCAAGCAGCTTCGCACGATCCATCCGCCGATCAAGGGTTGTCACATATGTGCTAGAGTTGTCCACACGACCGCTCTCTAGCCGCATCAGCTCAAGGCTCGTCTTTGAGCCGCGCTGCACGACAAGATACAGGGTGGAATCAATGAAGTAGCACGATTGAATCACGCCGGAAGAAAGCGTGAATTTGCTCCACGAGCTCTGAACTCGCTGCTCTCCGATCTGGAAATACTTGTACACGAAGAGCGACGAGGTGTCAGAAGTGGTTCGAGCAATCAGGTAGTTCTCGTGAGTGCTTCCCGCCATCTGCCGAATAGATCCGGGGATGTACTGCGGGACGGTAGCGGACATGTCATCCGCCTCAAACTTGCCGTCAAGCCTGTTCGTGAGGCTCATCTCCCGAACGCCGCTGAATGACCCGCGACTGAATGCAAAGAACAGGGCGTTTCCGGATGCGACGGGCTCGACATTGAGGTTTAGGTAGTCACCGACAACCGACATGTTGATGCTCGTCGGGGACAGAGGCCCGTTGCTAGTCACGGAGAATTGAGAAGACTGAGAGAACAGGATCAGCTGATTTTCAAACGGAGTCGCACTCTGGAGATTAGCGACATTCGGGCTAGTCGATGCAACGTCGATCGGATCAGTAGCGGTCGAATCCGTCACCGTGCTTCGCCAGAAATTGAAGAACTGCGAGGTCTGGCTGAAGATTGCGTTCTCGCTCGACAGGAAGAGGAGGCGGCTTTGATACAGCGAAACATCGTTAATCTTCGTTCCAACGAAGGACGGCGCAGGATTAGTGAGGTCGTCCCCAACCAGACGGTTTTGCCAGACAAACTGCGGATACGACGCCGCCCCCGACGCGGGACGGAACCTGAACTGTCCATTCGCTTCTCGAATGAGAATGTGAGGCATCGTCTCAGGATTGATCTTGTACTGAAGGCCGGGGCCGATGCACTCATACCAAAGACCTGAGGCGGGTACGGTGTAGCTCGGAGAGGTCGTGTTCTGAATAAACTCAACCCAGTAATCGTCTGCCCTCGACTCTGGACTTCCGGCAACCTTTACCTTCATCAAATGCGGGGCGACGGCAGGAAGATCCTCGAATGAACGGACTTCGTCTTTGACAAGAATTAGACCCTCACCGCCGAAGTCATCAGACACGCTGATGTTCAGGGGGTTTGATCCCGTTTCTCGGACGAACAGAATCACAGACGCATAGCGATATGCGTTAATTCCTCCGAGCGTTGCGGTGTTTGCGGCCTTTGCGGTATTAAAGGCAGTTACAAGCTGCGTCGCAATGTGCTCGGTTCCGATGTTGTCTCCTGATCCGCTGCCTGTCTCGTGCTGAAACGACACGCCGTTGATCGTAATGATGCTCTTTCGCTTGTAGTTTGTCTGAGCAACCCAAACGAGAGCTTCCGGCTCCGCAGTCGTTTTGTTGCGGCTGTACTTGCTAACGTCAGCCGTCAGCGCGACGGTCTTGTTTGTGTTGACGACGAACGTAACGTCGCCAATAGTCATCGCCTTCAGCTTCGTATCGACGTTTGCCTCGTTGATGTAGTTCAGGGCAGGAGAGTCGATGTTCGTCGCAATTCGGTTTCCATTGATGTCGTAAACGTGAACAAACGCGGTGGAGTTGGAATCGTTTCGACCGAATACGGCGAAGTACCGCTCATCAGGCGACCTGTCGATTCGATGCACGAATAGCGTCGTATACGCCAAGTCGTTTCCAGATCCGTCAACAAGGTTCTTTAGATGCTCGGTCGGAGGCCGCTTCGTAAGCCCCTCAACGGGGGATGAGACGGCATTGACTTGCTCGTTGCATTGATTCTGGAACCGCATTGCGGGGGGCTGCTGAGAAACCCCACCGAGGAAGTTTGAAATGGATGAAACTAGGAGCATCAGAAGACTCGCGGAGCGATCCGGGGCCGATTGACGATTTCACCGATCGTGTAGTTGTCGAACATCGTGTAGTCGCCCGTCTCTCCCTCGTATTCCTTCAGGGTGATCAGGGCGCGGAACTCGTCGTTCGAGTTGTAGTCGTTGTGCGCCTTGTCTCCAACCATTCGGTTGCTGAAGATACGCGCAGCTCGGAGAGTGATGTAGTGACGCGCCGCCTGAGGAAGCGTGTCAAACTCGAAGAGGTAGACGACCGTGCAGTAGATCGTAGCTCCGACATTCCAAGTGGAGCTGAGATTGAACTTGTTGAAGATCTTGCCGTCGCGGGTGACGAGGTCGATCCCGTAAGTAGCTTCGGTCAGCTCAAGCCTCAACACGTTGTCTGGCACAACAATTACGCCTTCGGAATCGGCAATGAACGGAACCTTGCTGTCCGTGTTGAAATGCCACCCCTCAGCCTGAACTTCGCGAGAAACGTCGTCCAGAATGGACAAGGCAATCAGGACATCGGCCCGATTCACACCCGCCAATGAGTTTACCGGAGGCTCACCGATGACTGACAGCATCGTGTTGATTGCCTCAATGCGCGTGGTCTTGTTCGTTGCCATATGTCCTCCAAAGAAAAGGGAGCCACCACCTTTCGATGGTGGCCCCCAAAGTCACATCTTCAGTAGCGATTACGCATCGCCACGGAGCCAGAAGCAGCACTCCTCGCGGAGGACGCCATGACCCATCGCGTACTTCGCAACCATGAGCGTACCCTGACGCTCAATCTGGTACTCGCTCTCGACGCCGAGATCCAGAAGCTTGACCGTACCAACGGCCTCCCTCTGGAAGATGACGCCCTTCGAGCGGCTGAAGTTGAACGCACCGTAGCCCACGCCGTTGCTGCCGAAGACATCGTTCTGCACACCGCCGTCGTTGTGCGGAGCGATAGCAGTCGTTGCTTCGTCGGTAGAGGGGATGTGGTTCGACTTCATGATCTTGATGCCCGCGATGGACATGATCATGCCGCCCGCGATGCTGCCGTTTCCTTCAGGGTTGAAGTCACGGTTGATCGCGTCGGTGCTGTAAGACACGAGCTGGTAGTACACCTGAGGCGTCACGATTGCGTAACGATCGTTCGACGGAACGTTACGCTCGTCCATCTTCTGAGCAGCCGAGAAGAACGCCTGAACGAGCTCCTCACCCAGAGTCGGCGAGGTCGCAGTAGTAGCCTCGTCGTTGTAGGAAATCGTGTCGCCCAGATACGCCGCGTTAGAACCACCGAAGCGATCCGTAGTACGGGTAGCACCCGCGATCACGGTACGGATAAGGTTCTTATCCGCAACGTAAGCGAGAGCGCGACCGATCTCGGTCGTGTAGATCGAACGAACGTCGTAGTGGTTCTTCGCCTCATCGATGTTCGCGACGAAAGCCGCACTCACGAGCATGTCATCAATCGTGATGATGCGCTCCGAGTGGTTGAACTTCGTCGTGTACTTGTTCGAGGAGGGGAAGGTAACCGCGAACGGCGAGGTATTGGCCTGAGACGGAGTCGAACCCGTTTCAGCAAGGATCGAATCGCCCGGAGTGTGGTACTTCGCCGAAGCGACGCCCGTCACAGGGAACGACGCGGACTTGCCGCTCGAAATAGAGCGAACCATGTGAAGGGGCATCATCACGTTCTGCTCTTCAAACGTGGTGAGAACTTCGCCCGCGAACTGCTTAAGGAACAGTTCGTTGTTTCCTGCGCCCGTGTTGGCCGCATTAAGGCCAAGCCGAGACGGGTCGGCAGAAATCTGATAAGTGTTTGCCATTTGAGATTGCTCCTCAAAAGGTTGTGTGAACTGGACAGCGAATTCGGTGTCAATCTAGGTGGACGACGAGGAGCAATCTCAGTTATCCGGCGCACCGGGCTGACGCTATCTGTCCGTCCTAAAAGGACAGCATCCTCCTAATCTGTCCGTCTTAGGAGGATACTTTAGTTTAGAAACCCACGTTTCCGTGGGTCGGGCCAAAGATGCGATCTTTGGCGGGGTTAGATCTTCTTGGTCTTGCAGAGCCAGACGCCCGCGCACACGCCGACGACACCGAGCAGCAGGGCGAACCAAACAGAGCCGAGGAAAGATTCCATTACCGTTTCTCCTTTGCAGCCCGCGCCTTCTTGAAGGCGGCGTCGAAGAGAGGATCCGCACGGCGGGCCGCAAAGTATTCCCGTGCGCTCTCAGGTTTAGATTCGTCTAGCACATCGGCTGCAAGGTTAGCTTCAACCTGAGTCTTCCGCGGGATCCATCCGATCATGATCCGCACGACATTACCTAGTCCAGTTTGCCAGAGGACGATGATGACGGCGATCAACGCCGCAACAATCAACGCCCATTGCAGGGTAACTAGCCACGCCGGAACTTGATCCTCTACACGAGGCAGTAGCAAATGAATGCTAGCAGCAGCAGTATCAATCCGAGTCGCAGCGTTGACCACGACAGGATCTTTGATCGCCGTGCCGTGGTCAATGAGGAGCTGCGCGTCTGTCCGAATGGAATTCGCATTTCTTCCGATCTCCTGAGATGCGCTGCACCCGCTGAGAAGCAGCAGCAGCAGCTTCCGCATCAGAAGACCTGAGAGATCGACAGACGAGCCTCGACATCCTTGCGGTATGCCGGATCCTTGCGATACCGAGGATCGCGCATC